GACGCCATACCACCACGACGCTTGCTCACCATCCATCATCGTGCCCTTGAAGATGCACGCAGTGGATACGCCGCCCTCGGCACCCGTGAGAATCAGATTGCCGTAATCGGTGAGCGTCGTATTGATGTTGGTCTGATTGTTCACCACCGACCAAGGCGTAACGCCAGAGACATACCGGTACGACATCGGAGCCAGAGGATTAGCCGACCCAGGATTATTCACTAGCCACTGGTAGAAGTCGGCTGCGAGCTGATGCTCAGTCGATGCCTTTGTGGGACTCGGAACCTGCGCATAAACCGCCTTGTTCGATGCGTAGTTCGGCAGGTTAGCAACGGTCGTAGTGACGAAGAAATACGTCTGTCCGCTCGGACTCTCGTAGTTCGCCGTCATCGTGTTCAGTGCGGCCGATGATGCTGCATCCCACGAAGCAGGAAGCAGATACGCATAGAACACCTGCGGATTGCTGTTCGCCGTGATCCAAGTCTGAAGTGCGGTGATGCCGGCCGCAGCATTCGTAACCGGACCTAGTTCGAGCACATATACACCAACCGACGTGCCTTGCGCGAAAAATGTTGTCGCCGAGTTATTGATGAATCCGGCATTAGACGGGAGATACGTGCCAGGAACCGTCTCTGTTCCAGGATTCGTCGTGAGCGAATACGTGAATGTATTCGTGCCCGTCACCGTGGCCGTGAACGTGCCGTTGTATCCGGCAGGCGTTGCTCCGGCAATGGTCGTGGTGAATGTTTGGCCGGACGCGAGTGTGATTGCTGCCGACGTTGTTGCTGTCACGGTGCCACTGGCCCATACAAGACCAGAAAGCGCGAGCGGGGCTGCGAGAATCGAAGTAACAGCCGAAAGAGTGCCGCAGTATTGATACGTGCCTGCGGCCAGAGTGGTGCCGCCCGCCGACACAATCGCGCCACTTTGCTGAAGCTGCGAGACAGTCGGCGCGCGCGTAACGGTCGTATTAACCGTTACGATCGTTGGCGTGATTGTAGTCGCCATGTGGGCGTGCTCCAGTTATTAGATATACGAAACAGCGACCGAACCTGCGGTACCAGGAGTAATGACGATGCCGTTCGTACAAGGCCAATCGAGCACGTAGACGGTTCCTGCTGCGGGAGTAGCGGCTGAGAAAATGAGGTTTGAAGCGGCGGCGGCACCGGTCGTTGCGGCGTCGTTAGCCGTTAAGTTTCCGGTGATAGTTCCCGTCACTACGATTCGAACGAGTCGGCCTGCCGAACCTTTCACCAGAGTCGCGGAGCCATTGATGTTGTATTGCCCCGTCTTGCCAGACGAGACATATGCGTTGCCGGTTGCATCAACGGTGTTCATGACGAACTTGCCGGCCGGATTGACTGCGGTTGCTGCGCTCAAAGGTGCTTGGGGCATGTCACGCTCCTAAAATAAAAAACCCCGCCGAGACGGGGTTGGTTGGTGTGGGCTCAATGCCCGTTAAGTGGTGATTGACGAGAAGCCTGCGGACAGGATCAGGCGCCGCGCTATCGCGTCGGACGTGCTTTGCAGATACCACGCATCGATGTCTATCACCTTCTTCATGGCGATGACCGATAACTCTGTCTGCGTTCGTTTTGCATCTCTGATCGCGGGAGAATTGCCGAACCCAAAGATTTCGGTATCGAGTGAATACTCGATCAGCGATATGAGATATTGAATTGCGAGTTGGTTGCTGAATCCATATAGCGTGAGTCGCACGTGGTCCTTCGCGAGCTGCGTACTGGCCATAGGCTGCAACGCCGTAGGTGGCGTCGGCGTGCCAGGCCATACGTAGATCGGGAACGACGGAACCTCGGTCATGTCCGGCTCTACGTGAACCGACACATACGGCGGCGTCACATTGGCAGGGACCAGATATGACGGATAGACCGGAGCAAAACTGTTCTGGCTTAGCCAGATCGGCAGGCTGTTGGTGACAATCGGGCCGACTGGGAGATCGGCCGCGCTATCGATGAGCTGCGATGCCAGCGCCGGATAGACCGCTTCGCCGAAGTAGTGATACAGGCCGGCTTGCTGATAGAACGGTCCCTGCGATCGGAAAGAGAATTTCTCGCCGTTGAAAATCCCGATCAGCAGATCGCTTGGCGCTACTTGATCGAATACATCGACTTGAACCAGCGACGTGAAAACTACACGGTTGACATCAACCGTCTCGTCCTCGTTTTGCTGTCGATCGACGCTTATATGCAGAGATCCTTGCGCAATCGTGACAGTATTCGTTTTCACATAGAACACATAGTCATCGGGCGAGATCGTCTGCCGGCTATACACCGTGAATGTGATCTGCTGATCTTGGGAGATCGTACGAACGCCAGCTTGCAAAGTCTCCTGTAGCTGGTTTTGATTATTGAGAGACTCGGCGATCGAAGGCATCAGTCAATCCATGCGATTAGGTGCTGCCAATAAAGCGTCGTATCCATGAAACTAGGGCGACGTTCATTTGCTTTGGCATATGGATGTTTGAGCCTATGATTCACCCCACTAAGCGCGGCTTGTGTCGGCACACCATCAACGCCCATATGTTCAATTGCTTGACTTGAGATGAATTTCTTCATCATCGTCGTTATAGCTGACTCGGCGCCATTGAATGGATTTCCAGAGGGAGGGGCTCCCATCAGCAGATTCTCCAACTCCCCGGCGATAGATTCTTCAAGTTCATGGGCGATATCTGGAAGGCGGGCAAACGCGAAAGTATCGAGAACTCCATACTTTTCTTCTAGGATTTCCGCCACGTCTCCGATGGTCTTTGTTGCAGCGCTAGATTTCGGTTTGATAGGCTTGTTAGCCTTACCTTTTTTGGCTTTTGGGGTCTTTTCAGCCTGTTCGTAGATTGAATACGGCACATCAAGAACGCCGAGATGCAATACCAGCCGATTAGCAGGCGAATGGCTTCCCGATGGCGCGATTGGCGCAAGGGCGCCGCTGCTATCGGCCATTGAGTCGAGTTCATTGGCCGCCACAGTTCACCTCAAGAAATGCCCCAGATGGGCCCGTTATCAGCCTGCATAGCAAGCCATTGCCGCCCATACGGGTCGCGCAGCGCCTGGAGCTGGCCCAACGTAAGCCCCTTCAAGAAGTCAGGAGCGAGCAACGATTCAGATGTCGCCTGATCGGCCGAGGACTGCACTGTGCCACCGATGAACCCAGTCAAGTCCCACGTCTTGCGCAGATCGGAGAAATAGGTTTGGCCAGGCTGGTCCGGACACCAGTTGATGAGAAAGGATGTGGCGAGGCAATAGACGGCAAAGCAGTAATAGTCTTGCCCGACTGCATACAACACCATCAAGGTTTTCTCTTCCGCATAGCTCAATGCCCATGGGATATAGCCACTGCTCGATGGAAGCGCTGATGTTGGAACTCCTGCGACTGTCGTCAGGAATGTGTACAGATCAGTCGTATTTGGAGTGGTCTGCGTTTGCCATGGGGCGAGCACGCCCATGCCGGGAAGCGGAGGAAAGCAGGGCGTGCACATAGTTGCTTTTAGCTACGACGCGGACGACCGCGACGACGGGGTTGATTGTCATCTTCACCAAGTTTGATAACTTCGTGAATCTGCGGCTCTACACCTTTTTGCTCAACTTCCTTGATCTCAACTTCGACATTGCCGACCTTCCAATCAGTTTCTTGGGCGGCACGCCGGACCAAGTCGTCAGTTGATGCCATGGCTTCTTTGCGTCGTTCAAGTGCTTGATCATAGAGCACATCGTCATTACGCTCCATCGTCGTGAACAACCGATCATGTGTGATCGGAGTATCGAATTGATAGCATTGACCGATGAATTCCCGAGTGCGATCGATATCATTGACGGCAGTCAGGCCGTACATTTTGTGTTGTTCGACGATGCGCTCATGATCGACTCGCGTACCCTGCGGATAGACATTTTCTTGTCCGCCAGGACGAATCTTAGTAACCACGGGCTTCTTCGAGTTTTCCACCCAATAGTGAAGTTCGTAGTTGAATTTCGAGCAGTTCGCAATATACAAAGGCATGACATTCCCTGTTGAAAGTTTGTCCCTGTATAGAACCCGCGGAAACACGACAGGGGACGTGCTTATCAGTTGCGCAACCTATCCGCGGGATGACCTTCTATTACTGGTACTGAATGCTCAGGAGCGTAATTGCTTCCGGTCGAATCGCCCAACCCGACGTAGAGCGCAGCTCCGAAACCACATCAACAGCACCCTTCGGAAGCGGCGCGGTAATTTCCGTCGGCGCGGCACGATCGACAAGTTGCAGCGAACAAGCCTGGAGGCCAGGCGTAAGTTCCGCAAAGGCGTTGGTATTGATCTTGCCGCCTTTAGGCTTCTTCACTTCCGGCATAGAGATGACAATCATATCCGTACCGCCTGCACCCTTTCCGATCAGAGTGTCGTCGGCACCCCACGTGATGTCGTCTTCATTCCATTCAAGAACGTCATCCACGAGGCCACGGGCCGACTTCGAACCAGCCCCCTGACGTTGGAATTGCGTCAGCTGAACCACGTCATAGCTGATCGATTCCAGCACTCGTTGCGGCATCGTCACGGCGAATTTCACGCCCATGCCCATCTGGTTCGTGCGAACCTTGATTGCGCCCAGCGTTTGCGCCAGGAAGAGCGCCAGTTGACCATTGTCATAGGTGACGATGGTCGTATTGCCGTTCGAATCGGGCGGAAGGCTGACTGCCGTAGCGCCGTTCGTGTTCAGCAAGCCTTCGCCATTCAGCGGATTCGCGCCAAACAGGAGCAAGTTACGTTGTTGCTGAAACGTGCCTTGACGCATAGCCAGGCGATGCGCTTCCGGAGTTGCCACCCCAACGCGGCCAAGAGCAGCCGTGTCGTGATGATCATACTCAGCGCGCGTTTGAATCAGATACGTCGGCGTGCTGATTTCGTTGTAGACCACCGTGCAGCTCGGAAGCTGATTCGGGGCGAATTGGCTCGTTGCGACTTCCGTGCGAACATCCAAGCGCTTCGCATAGACGGCGAGATCATCTTCACCGAGGCGAACGAGCGGATCGCCCGTCGCGATCAGATCAAACGCGCCCGATGCCTGTTGATATTGCAGGATCAGTTCGGGAATCAGGTAATGCGGGCTGACCCGAATCTGTGCCGGTACGATATTGGCCATGGTTTCTCCTTAGATCTGGATAAGGGCCGCGTAACCTTGACGATTCCAGGTAGCTGCACCAGTGATGGGGTTGTATGCGACAGTCATGCTGTTGCCAGCGTTGATGTCGAGGATCTTGACGGGAAGTGCGCCCGTTCCGTAATTCAGCACAATCGTGCCCGTCAGAGCGCCCGTGGCGATTGCGCCAGAAGCAGCCGTGATCTGGATCGAGAAGTGCTGGTTGTCGGTGAATGCCGAAACGGTCTGGTTGCCGTTCACGAGAGATGCGCCTGTGCCCGTCACGCCGCTGATGTTGATGAGGTCGCCCACACCAGCAACCGGCGAAGCCGCTGCCATGACAATTGCGATCGTGTAGACACCACTTGCATACGACGAAGTTGCCGAAGTAACCGAATAGGTTGCGGTCGCTGCGTCATACGGTTGCAGAACTTGGTTGTTGAAGTCCCACGACACTTGCTGCGTGATCAACCCGCCATCAAGCGAAACGAGCGACGGATCCATGGCAACCGCGATACGCGCGCCCGAACCCATGCGGAAAAATGCCATCGATGCGCCAGGATTGCCCGTAAGCGGGACGGGGCTGGAGGGCGAGCCCACAAGGCTGTATGCCTGGTTGAAGACCGAGAAACCGGTGAGGTTGGATTGAGCCGTTGCCTGCACAATCGTGCCGCCCAGCGTACGGTCATAACCGGTAGCAGGTGCAACACTTTCCGAAATCGCCATACCACCCCAAAGAGGGGCGGTTGCGTTTTGAGAAACAGTGCCACTGGCGAGCGCGTTGCGAATAGCGGGATCGTCCATGAATACACCTTGGACATACCCGGCACTCTGTACGGAGAACGAGCCTTGGGCGTTCGTCGTCGCGTACGGATTGAAGGGGACATTAAATGCCATTTTTTCTATCCTGAAATTGAAAAAGCCCGCTCAGTGGCGGGCTTCGAAGTGGCGACGAATAACCTTAGTGGCTCTTCTGAACGTTGATACGGCCTTTTGCGCGAGGCGCCCGGAAGTCATCCATCCAGTCGCTCGGCTTGCCGTAGAAAGTTGTAACTCGATGGCCGGTACCGATATCTCTGGTAACTTCGCGCAGTCCACCTTCGGACGATGCAACCGGATTTACCGCCGCACCCATCGCATCGGCATAGATCTCCTCTTCGGCGATCTCGAAAATTGCAGCGTCGGCCTTGCCGATATCAATGCTTTTCCATTTATCGCTGTGCGACTTCACACCAGCGGCGAGGCGCTTGCGATAGGCCAGCAAATCTTCGCCATTCAGCGGACGCGGTGCGCCGCCCCGTTTCCCTAGGGCCGAATACACGCTGTCAGCCTTGGCTTGAGCATCTGCCATCGCGGCATAGTCCGAATCAGTCAGCGGCTTCACGGCCAGTTGCGCCGTTGCTACGAGCATCTTTTCGAGCTGGTTGACGCGATCGAGGAGGGCGATTTCACGCTTAGCCGCATCAGCCTTGGCTTCTTCTTCTTTCGCCTCGGCCTTCAGCTTCGCCGCTTCGGCTTCTTTTTCCTTGGCGTCTTTTTCTTCTTCTGCATCAGCCTTTTTATCAGCGACATTGAGTTCATCGCCCGGCATCGCGTCGGCCTTCTTGTCGTTCTTCTCGCCTTCGTACGAATCCATGCGCTTGCAGAGCGAATCGACAGCGGACATCAGCTTGTCCCATTTCTCTGCATCGGCTTTCGCCTTTTCTTCTTCAGCGTCTGCCTTCGCCTTTTCCTCAGCGTCAGCCTTGGCGCGCTCTTCGAGTTCTTGCTTCGCCTCGGCGTCCGCCTTGGCCTTACGCTCTTCTTCAGTCATTTCAGGTTCCTGAACGTTAGTGGTGGATACGCCAGATGGCGGGCCGCCCTTATCCCACACGCCAACTTCGCAAATCGCGATGTGGTCGAGCAGGCACGGTTTTCCCTCAATCAACAACGTCTGCCCACCATCGAGGGTCATGGTGGTGTTTTCTACATCGGGATTTCGGAATACGACGGATGGCGACGTGGAGAGTTGCTCTTGCGACATGAGAGTCGCGGTCGCTTTGTCGTAGATTCGGGCAATGGCCCATACTTCGTCGCCTTTAATGTAGGGAAGAAGCACGGTGCCCACGACTCGATCATCGAATTCCTTCGAATCAAGTGTCGCTTTCTCGGGATGGTCGACGATTACCGGAAGACCGCTGCATCGAGAGAGGAAGTCATCGTTGAGATAGTTCTCGGGAGGGCGGTAGACGTATTCGTCATCCTTTGATCTGTACGAGGTGCCGGTTCCGGTGATCCGGATATCGAACAACCACATGTTCCGGAAGAACTGGGGCGACGTATATTCGCCCGAGACCATCGCTCGCGCGAGGTCCGTCTCCGTCATGTGAGCTTTGCGGACTGCCTTGAAGGCATCTGAATCCAGCACGAACCGACAACCGGGATGAAGCGGCTCCGGCCATAATCCAATTGGGAACCACGCGCATTCGTCGCTTTCATCACTCAGCGCAACCTCGAACGGGCGACACTCGTGATAGAAGGTCGTGAATTCGACAGAGCCTTCGATCGTCTTGCCAAGCTCGATCAGCTTATGGGGTTCATAGCCGGTTTCTTCTAGAGTTTCACGTCGGGCAGATTCTTCGGCGGTCTCGCCGTCTTCGGTCTTGCCGCCTGGGAACGCCCATTCGCCGGGATGATCTGCGCCCTTGCTGCGGCGCAGGAACAGCACCTTGCCATCGGCAATGATGAGTGTGCCTGCGGCTTGCATGGGCTCGGAATCGGCTTTGCTGCGACCAGCTTCTCGCATTGCAATGGCGATGCTTTGATCTTCTGGATGTCCGGCTTTGCGCAACTCTGCGATGTTGTGTCCGACCGTCTCGTTGGACGATCCCTTTTCTAATGGCATGTCACGCTCTCATCGCTTTGATTTTCGCTTTTGCTTCTGCCAGCGCTTGCTCACCGGCTCGTGTCAGCATGTCGGCCGGAAGGTCGCGCAGCGCATACAGCCACGTGCCCCAACATGAGCAATAGACTTCTTCGCCGAAGCTAGTGATGTCGTCGTAGTATCCGGCAGGGCCGGGCTTGACCAGCCCTTTGTCCTTGGCCCAGCTCGATCGAAGCAGATAGATCTTGCCTTCGCGCTCTTTGTGGTCGGGCCGGTTGTGATAGCCGGCCGAATGTCGGATGTTCCACTGAACAGCGATTGCGCCACCATCAACCGCCACGATTTCATGCAGAGCCGAGGTGAACTTCGCGGACTGATCGATATGAACCCGGCGTTCCTCGAAGGGTAGAGACGTGAGCGCTTTTCTGAGGTTGTCTTTGACTTCTTTGACCTCGATCGCTCGGCTGCCACCAGCTGGAACCGACGATGCCCATCCAGCAAATCGCTGCACGGTCTTCTCGACCATCTGATCGCGGTTGAGCTTGATGAGGCTGCGCGAGACCATCATGCGTCGATCCAGTTCGGCTCGAAGCTGCGGCTTCAGTCGATCAACCGTGAATCGCGATACGCCGGAATGAGCCTTGATGATCTGACCGTCGTCAATCAGCTTCTTGTAGACGCCTTGCAGCGTGCGCGTCAGCGTTTCATTGAGCACGCTTTCCGGCGTCAGAGATTCAATCGCAGCCTTCCGGATTCTTTCGGTCCAATATTGCAGGCGTTCGACGCTATCAAAACCTTGCTCTTCGAACTCTCTAATTGCCTCGGAGACGGTTTGATAGAAAGTTGCCATCAGATATTGTGCGGACGAGGCTCGCTGGGCTCTGGATCTGGTTGTGGTGGCTCGTAGTTCTCAAGATCCTCATAGTCCAGGACGAGAGGATTCGGAAATAGCCGCTTGGATTCGTTCATGTTGTCCGCGAACCACTCAATGAGGCGGGCTTTGTTCTTCGGATCAAGATCGGGCTTCACCACTTCCAGCGCAGCGGTCATTGCTTCAAACTTGATTTTCTCGACCTTGACGAGTTCGCTTTCCGGTTCTTCCATCAGCGAGGGCCAAGTTGCCTCGAAAGCGTTTTTCCACTGATAAAACGCCGTCTCGTGCTCGACGTTTTCGTACTCAGGAACCGTTGCCTTGATTGTTGCGAAGAACTCCGGCGTCCATGCAAGGCGCATCACGATGTTGTCGAAGAACTGATAGAGCGGCTGGACAACCTCGCGCTCGTGCTTGATGTAGCGGATCAAGTCCTTCGCATCTTCGGTGCCCTCGCCAAAGCCTTCAGCGTACGATTCGGAGTTGAGAAGTTTCGCCGGCTGCGGAACGGCTGCGGCGATGTTCTCAAGGATGTTCTTGCGTGCTGTCGTCAGTGCGCCATCAGCATTCAGCAGATTCAGCGTCTCAATCGCCTCTTCCGGCGTGATATTGATAACGTTGTTGGTTTGCGCTTCCTTGACGACGTTGCGCTTGATGCCTTGGAGTACGGCCATTGCACGATCGGCTATCGACCCTGCGGGCTTCATCTTCGCAACAATGACGCCGACTTTCCGACTGACCATGTCGTCGGCAATCATCGTCTGCACGAACGACTTCAGCGGGTAGAGCGCGCGCTGATAAACGGATCGCCCCGTATAGCCGAATGCGCTGTTCGTGTACTCGATGTACAGCGGCGCCTCATTGAAAAACACGAGACTGCGAGACGGATGATAAGTCTGTCCAGCCGCGGTGACGATCGTCGGCTTCTGGAAATCTGGCGCGTTTGGGTCTTGGTTCAGCACCAGAGAGCCCGCCGTGTTCAGCGGGTCAAGTGCATTGAAATACAGTTGCAACCCAGCCAGCTTCTCGGGCGCAATCGGCTTATCAGTATCGACACCTTCCGCGCCGTAGACGATCGCCGATGCGCCATAGATCTTGCCGAGGCGCCATACGTTGGCGATATATGTGTCAGCGTTGACTTCTGCCCATTTGCGTTCGAAAGCCTCGCGTACGCGCTCTTCCGGACTGTTCGGAATGGAGATTTTTCGCTGCTGCGACATCGCGATCTTGATCGGCTGATCGACGATCTTCGAGCCCAGCGGATGCCATGCGTACAATGTCTTGGCAAGTTGATACGATATCTCCGAACCCGGCAGTATGTCGTCGGCCATCAAAATGTCCATTAAAGCCGAGGACAGCTTGGAGCCTTCGATTAGGATTTCTGCCATGGGGATGTCGTATGATTAGAAGCCGTCTGGGCCGCCCAGACCAATGATTACGCCGTACATGAAGCCATCAGCAAGGTCGTCGGCGCGCTTGTGGGCATCCTTATCACCAATTCGATAACCGACCACTTGAGAAACGAGGTGGTTTTTCGTTTGGCCCTTGTACTCGACGACTTTGTCCAAGGCATTTGCAGAGAACTTGACTTCCCCGCGGTAGACGGAGCCGGAGCACGCTACGGCACGTCCATCCTTGCCAATACCAGTGATGTCACCATTGATAGGCTCCGCAGGCCAACCGACTCTCGCTGAGTGTTGGTTAAGCGTGATACCAGATGCTTTGTCCTCAATGAAGGCGCCAAGCGAACCGCCACGCGCCTTTGT